GGAACAAGCAGCAAAGAATGAGCAAATCGGAGATAAGGGAAAGAAAAACGCCTCTTAGTTAGAAAAATTACGGGACTTATAGTTTTAGTATAAGAAAAATAGTTAGCGGTGGCTTCAAAGAGTTGCCGCTATTTTTTTTGCTCTTTTAAATTATAAATATTAGAATATAATTTTGAATTATAGAATTATATATGTATTTTTGTCACACGATAATTGAGTAACCAATGAGAATATTTACCGAACAAGCATTAAAAGAATATGCAGAGAACCATCCCGATTCAAAGGTCGCTTTGCAAGAATGGACTACCATTGTGAAAAGAAGCAAGTGGACCTGTTTTGCCGATATTAAGAAAACGTTTAATAGCGTTGATAGTGTAGGTAATCAACACTATGTTTTCAATATCAAAGGCAATAACTATCGTTTGGTAGTAGTGATTAAATTCACTATTCAGTTTGTGTATATTCGCTTTATTGGTACTCATAAAGAATATGATAAAATAGATTGCGCTAATATTTAGGATTATGACAAAGATAGAAAATCAAGCCCAATATGAATGGGCGGTGAAAAGAGTAGAGGAACTTCTTCCATTAGTGAAAGATGATACTCCTTTGAATGACCCAAATAGCATAGAATTGGAGCTTCTTTCTAATTTGGTTGCTGATTATTCCGAAGAACATTTTGCATTGGGAGAACCAACACTTGTGGATGTTCTTAAACTTCGTATGTACGAAATGGGGCTTAATCAAAAATCACTTGCAAAGTTGGTTGGTGTCAGCCCATCACGATTAAGTGATTATATATCTGGTAAATGTGAACCAACCTTGAAAGTTGCTCGTGAGATAAGCCGGAAGCTAAATATTGATGCAAATATAGTGTTGGGAGTATAAGTATAAGTTTTTGTCGTGATATATTTTAGGCGTGATTCATTCGGTTTCACGCCTTTTTTTATACCATTTTACGACAATCGTTTTATTGTCGTGTATCACCTATCTGATAATTTTTCACATAGCTTATTAATGCCGAAATTTACCGTAGAAATTTATAAATCAAATTCATACGGTATGACAATCTTAGAACAAATCTTAGCAGGGCTACAACAGAAATTCGCTGGGGTGGACACTGCTATCTTAACCCGAATTGCCACTAAGAAGGCAGAGGGTGTAACGGACGAGACAAAGGTAAACTCCATTGTTGAGGGTATCGGTTTTTCGGACGTGCTTAATTCCTATGGTGATTTCCGTGCCGGGGATGCTTCAAAAACGGCAGTGACTAACTACGAGAAGAGGCATAACCTTAAAGACGGTAAGCCAATCGAGACTACCACAACCACCAAAACGGAAGAGAATAAAGACGATGTGCCTGCATGGGCGCAAGCTTTAATTGACTCCAACAAGAACCTTTCTGATAAGCTAACGCAGTTTGAAGCAGAAAAGGCTCAAGCAACACGTAGCCAGCAGATTTTGGCAAAGGCAAAGGAGTATGGTATTCCCGAAAACTACGCCAAACGATGCGCCATTAAGGACGATGAGGACTTGGACGCATACTTCAAGGACTTGAAGCAGGAGTTTGCGAATGACGGCTTTAAGGGTGTAGTTCCTCCAGATACAGCAAAAAAAGAACTGGAGAATGAGACTCAGGCGTTTGCGAAAATGATTGCAGACGACACTAAAGAAATTGTAGAACAACAAAAACAGTGATTTTATGGCAGCAGGATTTAAGTATAATCTTGAACCGGAAGTTGAGCAGGAAGAACGCTACGACGTAGAAACCGGACGCAGACGCAGAGGTCCGTACAAGTTGGACACAACCAACCTCGTTGTCGGCTCGTACTTGCCCTCATTCACACCGATTGCAGCTGACTTGGTGAAGAAAACATCCCAAGTGGCTATCCGTGTGGAAGTATATGAGAAGTTTACAACAGGCTCCAATACCACATTGAAAATCAAGAAACGTTCTTTGGCTTACAAAGGTATGCACTTGGGTAACGGTGCGCATGGAGCGACAATCAACGCTATTGACAAGGCTGACAAAGCTTTTGATAAGCTGACGTTAGCGGCAGACTTTGGAGAAAATCTAGAAGCTGGAACAGTTCTTTACGAAGCGACAGCCGCAGATGGTACAACGCCCAAAGTTATCGCAAATTCAGCTCTGTATGAAAGGAAGCAGGTAGAGGATGGCATAGTATTGGTTTCCCTTTTGATGCGTGCGTTTGAAATCGAACCGACCAAGCTGGTAATGCCTTTCGCAGATATTGACAAGGCGAATATGCCGCACTTCCAGTTTAATGCTCAGGATGTCAAACAAGAAAAAGACACTGTATCAATTCCTAAGGCTTCTTCTAGTCAGGACGGTTTGATGAGTAAGGAAGATAAAGCCAAATTGGATGGGGTTGCAGCACAAGCTAACAAGTATACTTTAACAGCAGCTACGACTTCTGCTCTTGGAGGTGTAAATCAGGCAGCCAAAGTGAATGATGCATCTGGTACGGTGTCGGTAGAAAACTTTAACGGATTATTGACAGCGTTGAAAAACGCAGGTATAATGGCAAAATAAAGAAAGGAGGACTAATATATGATGCTAACTATTCATACATTGTTTAATGACCCGAACATTGTAAATGCAGTGATTCAGCGTGTCCTCAAGACAAGAAAGGACACAATTTATTGGCAGCAGTATTTGGGCTTCCGTAGGACTACTACTCGTGTATTTAAAGACTACATCGGTCAGGTTACTGGCGTGATGGCTGGTTCCATCAACTCCCGTTATGGCGAAAAGCCTATCCGTGAACGCAGGAATATCGGTTCCGGATATGGTGAGATTGCCTATTTGGGTGACCGCTATCAAATCTCAATCGACCGTTTGTCTGACTTGCAGGACTTGATAGATAAGTATAATGCCGCCAAACCGGAAGACCAGAAAGCAGCCATGCGTGACATCGTGGACTTCATCTATGACGATTACCGTCAGGTATTGCTGGCACCGCACAAGCGTATGGACATTATCGTAGGCTCTCTGTTGATGACTGGAGCAGCAAGCGTGAAGAACAAGGACGACAATGCCGGAGGAATTGACTTATTGAACATCGACTTGCCGTTTAAGTTTATCAAGCCGGACACAGAGGATAAAGACTATTTCGTCACTTACTTGCAGCAGAAACTGAATGAGCTGAAATCTATTTACGGCACATTCCCCAAGATGATTATGAGCCGTGGCACATTCATCAAGAATATTATCGGTTCAAGTGAATTTGGAGATAAGTTCAAAATGCAGCTTACAGGCAATGAAATGTATATGTCTACCGGGCTTATCACCTCGCAACTGGCTTCTACCATTTTTACAGGTATCGGACTTCCGGCTATTGAAATCAAGGAAGATTATGTGGTAGACCAAACAGGTAAGAATATCCCCATTTATGCAGATGGTCGTATTTCCCTGCTTCCGCAGGATAAAATCGGTTATATGCGCTTCCACACTCCTTATGAAGCTGTGGATGGTGTACCGGGACGTAATTACACTCAGGCAGATGGCGATATGCTGATTTCAGGTTACAAGGACGGCAATGGTCGCTATCTGGAATACACAGCCGAATGGATTCCGCAGATTGCGAACCCGAACCTGATTGTGAACTTCGATTTGAGTGAGATGAACGCATGACAGTAAACGATTATATATTACAGAAGTTTCAGACCTTCGGCGTTAACTTGTCGGAGGCTGACCTTTTCGATATATGTCTGAACGCAAAGATAAGCGGAGGGGGTGAGATGAACGAGGATTGCCAAACACGGGTGTCGGTGGCAATTGCGAAGTTCATCCCCTCTCTATTGCTTCGTGCCACTTCCATCAGCGAAAGCGGTTTTTCTATGTCTTGGAACATTCAAGGCATTAAGGATTACTATTCATTTCTGTGCAAGCGGTACGGTTTGAAAGACGAACTGGGTAACAAACCTAAAGTGACTTTCTTATGATATTCGCTCCACACATATTGCAGGTAAAAGTTATCACCCCGATGGATAAGGATGAGTTTGGCAGACCTATTCCCGGAACAGGTGGTGAAAGCTGGCAGGAGGTGTGCAAATGCCGTTGTGATGATAACACTACCAAAGAGTTTTCATCTGATAACGGCTCTGTGTATCGTCCGAATTATCATGTGGTATGCGAGAAGAGAATTACTGTCAAGGCTGGTGATGAAGTACGTTGCATGGATGGTGATAGCGTAAGAGGTCAAGGCGAAGTTTATACAGTGAAGAGTACAAACTACTTTAACTACTCGGAATTATGGATGTAGATTTCGATTTCTCAGATGTCGACTCCTTTTTCGATGAAGGAGAATGGGAGGTCGAAAAGAAGATGATTGATGTAGGCGATGAAGCCGTGAAGTACGCAGAGGAACATGGGGATTATCAAGACCATACACTCACTTTGAGAACGTCCAATGATTACGATGTCAATAAAGACGGTTTAACTCTGAAAAACGAAGCGGAATACGCATCATTCGTAGAATCTAAAGGGTATGATGTTTTGAGTAGTGCTGCTTTATATGCGGAGAAACGATTAAAAGAAGAATTTGAAAAATGAAAAAGTACATTGGAACAAAACAGATTGAAGCAGAACCTATGACAATGGGCGAGGCTTATGAAAGAGGTTTATTACAAGTTGGCAGAGTGCCTGATGCAGAGTATGCAAAGCGCATGGGTTATCACGTTAAATATGCTGACGGGTACGAGAGTTGGTCGCCAGCGGAACCGTTTGAGGAGGCGTATAAACTCGCCGATACATCACTTGACCGTATGCAGATAGAAGCCGAAGAAGTCAATGGAAGATATGTAAAGTTAGCCGCTTTCATAGATTCAGGGAAAATGGATGAAGTCGTTAATGATATGTACAACAAGTGTTTACTGGAAATGCAGTGTTGTACAATGTTCGACTATATACGGCTTCTTGATACTCGCATACAGCGTATGCAAGGTTCTGATGGTGCAAAAGTAATAAAGATGAATTTTGGTATGGCTATTATGGCTCTCAAAGCAGGTTTTCCAATTCGTAGAAGCGGTTGGAACGGAAAAGGATTAATGGTGTTCAAACAGGTTCCAGCACATATTGATAGTGATATTATCCCCAAGATGCAATCTATTCCGCAATCAGCAAAAGACCTTATTCTGAAAGGCAAGGGCTTTATTGACTACACAAGCCAGTGTCTTATTTACAATGAGAATACTGGACGCGCTGATTCATGGGTTCCGTCTATCAGTGATGTATTTGCAGAAGATTGGGAGATTGTGGAATGATAGTAACTACCGACATAGGAAACATCCTCTACCGGGACTGCAAGGCTTTCGGAATAGATCTAGTGCCTGATGGTGAAACGCTGACGGGTGAATTGAAGTCCGAAAGGATTGTCATCCACACGAAGAAACAACAGCCGGGAAAGTATTGGAAGAAATCTTTCGCAGAAGTGAATCTATGTGTACCCAATTTAAGCGAGAATGAAGCGAACACAATCCGGCTTAACGAACTCGAAAGAAAGGCTGGCAAGCTGCTTGATGATGTAGTAAGCACCTATGACGGTACAACCTATCGTTATTCTATCGAATCAATTGGCACGGAAGCGGATACAGCTTTGAAATGCCATTACGTGAATGTGAGAATTTTATTTGAAGTAATAAATGTAAAACTATAAGATTATGATTTCAGCAGTAGGAATAAAAAGAATCTTGTTTGCCGACATTGATAAGGTAACGGCAGACATTACCCCCGAAATCGCAAAGACTTTGATTCAAGCCGCTATCAAAGCGAAAGATGAGGTTTTGAATGTACACGGGGAAACGTGGCAGATTGAGGAAACGGAAGCCTCTGTCACCGGGTACAAGAACCAATTAACGGGAAAGAATTACCGTTACGATGATGTGCCGGGAGAAGTATCGCCCGCTTTCTCTATCGGACAATATGACTGGAAGACAAAGAAAGCGTTCATGGGGGGCGATGTTATTCAGGCAACATCTAAAGATGTGGGTTGGAAGCGTGCTTTGGATAAAGTTATTATCAACAAAGCATTGTTCTGTCTGACCGATGATGATGTCTGGTTCATCTTCCCAAAATGCCGTATTGTTTCCCGTGAAGCCAATACGGATAAGGCAATTGCAATCGCTGTAAAAGGCTTGGTGCAGGAACCGGGAATTGAAGGTGTTTCTTCTGAGTATAACTACGAAGAGGGGCAGATTAAAGCTTTGCAGGCATGAACTACAGTAACCATTGTACCTACTCCTTCCGATGCGACCGTAAAGCTGGACGGTGTAACGGTCAAGTCAAAGCAGGTGAATGCTGGGGCTACCGTTCACTATGAAGTGTCGAAAGTGGGGTACGTCACTCAGTCAGGAGATATTAAAACCACTCCTTCTGAAGTTGATACCACTCTTAAAAAAGAGATAACATTGGTAAAAGCACAAGAGTGATAACCGGGGGATGGATATATACCATTCCCCCTTTTAGTTTAAGAATATGAATCAAGCAGCAAAAACGGTTTCTGATGCTTTGTTAGGGCTGGATTTCATGAATGTGGAGATAGGAGGGATGGTTTATACCATTAAACCTCCTACAATTAAAATTATCTGTCGTGCCATTCATCATTTTTCCAATATCGGCATGACTGGAGATAATGTCATGGAAGCTATTAAAGAGCTTCCTGAAGCTACTGAAGATATGCTGAAAGGTATTTCATGCTTTATCTGCGGGAATGATAGTTTGGTCAAAGAATTGGAGAACGGCACTTTTGAAGAAGTCAAAGATGCCTTGGAAGTCTGTTTCTCTATGATGGATATTTCGGCTTTTCAGTGTGTCAGCTCGATGAGGAACGTGTCGATGCTGGCAGCAAGACCGAAACAGTAGGAAACACAACGTTCTTCGGGCAGATAGCCCATTTGATTGACACGCTGCATCTGAGTTATACAGAAGTGTTTGAGATTATCCCTTATCGGAATCTGCTGATGATGCAACGGGATAAATTACACGCAGTATATGGTGGTCAGAAAGTGAATAGAATCAGTGGTAAGGAATTGGCTAATCGTAGGAAAAAGAAATAGATATGTCAAAATTATATTTTAAGGTAGGTAGTGACTGGGAAGAAGTTGTAAGACTTCGTAATGAAATTGCAAAATTAAAGCAGGAGTTAATGAGCATGGATGGCACGCAGACTCCTGCTGCTTTCAAGGCTTTGAATGCCCAACTTGCTGCATCCAACCAAAGATTGGATGAGTTGGTGACTAATGCAGCCAAAGCTGGAGCGGAGATGGAAACGGGATTCAAAAGGAAAATCTTCGATGCTTCTCAGGTCGTGAATGGATTCACAGAGAAGATTCTTGCTCAAAAAGCGGTAGTTAAGGATATTGAAGCGGATGTAAAACGCCTTGGAGATGCTTATCGTATAGCATTGAAAAGGAATTCGTTATCAGCAAATGGCAAGTTAGAAGAATACAATGCTGCCCGCAAAGCTCTTGATGAAGAAAAGGCAGCTTTATTTGGATTAACCCAACAACAAGCCGAAGCGCGTCTTTCCGTAAAGAAACTTCGGGATGAATACGCCCTTTAC